CGAGCCATTAAACCAGCTCGTAGCTTTCCCGCTTGGGCAATATTCTTTGGTGTCGGCGTGTACGGGAGGACAAAGTACTTGCGTCCACATCCCTTGATTGGGATATTAATTTCGACGCTGCCGCTTCGTACTCTAACGCCTTTTGGCAGCCCTGCTGACTCATCCAATTGTTCCAACCTCTTAGACTAAAGTAAATCTTATTATTGACCTTTTTCCACACTTCGCCTTCTGGCCATTTATCTTTTGCCATATATAAACGGTCATGCGGTAGACCAATTAGTTTACCAAATTGCGGCAACGTTACCCAGTCCAACGGGAGATTTGAGTTAACAATTTCGGCAATTTCCATCTGATCCTCCCTAGCCTATCTTATCAATCAGCGCATTAATTTTTGTATAGTGGTCGCCACTACGATACTCAATCCGCGTACCACGGTCACATAAGCGACAAGCGCGCTTGACCAGATGCCGACCTGCCCCGCACGCATCTACGATTTCCCAACTCTGAGTATTAATATCCAACCAGCTCAAGCCGTAGTCATTTGGTGCAAAAATAATTCTTTTCTGTTGTCCTGCCATTAGTTGCCTTCCTTATTATTGATAATAGTGTCTGCCCAATCCCGTATTTTTTTAAGATGCTCAATGCTGAGCTTTTGCATGATGTATAAGTCCGCTTTCATCGGGTCCTTATAATTTGGTCGTTGGAGCTTGATAAACAGCTGATCATCTTTGATAAAAAAATGCGTTCGCGGAGTTAGCGACAACGTTCTACGCATGGCTCAACTCCCTCAATATCAAATTTTTTATATTGCCAGCAGCGTATAGTTTGCCGTAAGCGCCCTTGGTGCTAATGACGTGATGGTTATCAGTACCGTAATGCGCTTTGGCTATTTTTAGATACGCTTCGTGACGGTCTTTTGTCGATGTTGCAGGACTCATAAGTAAGCTAATATGCGGCAAAACGCTATCATCAAACCAAAGCTCAGTATTAAGACGCCGCCGGATTGCTGACTCAGTATTAAAATGCTTATCAAATAGCACGACTCTGACGCCCGCGTATTTATTCAAAATTAAATTATCTTTAAATTCTTTGACGTCGCGCGCTGATCGCAGCGTAACGATGACCGTGTTAATGCGCTGACCGTTTAAGCAGCGCTGGATACGATCACAAGCGGCGCTGACTCCCGCGCCGCGCATCCCTGATATGTTGACAAGTAAAGGCTTAACCATTGCTCACCTCGCGTAAATTGTCATCGTTAGCCGCATCTTGATATGGATTTGGCTCAAGATTGACGCCATGATAATATGCAACTGCCAATGCAGACTCTAAAATATTTAGCTCAGCCCACATCACAGGGTTAATCCGGCAAACCCGCGTATTAACTTGGCAAATAATCATGCTGATTTGGCGCCGTACCGCTGCAATATCAGATTTGTCGCGCTGAGCGTCATACCGGCTCGTATGGCGCGCCCACAGCTTGATGGCATCTTGCAGCGCTTGGCGACTGACGGCATTGCTTAACTGAGCGTTGACTTTGAGCTTTCGCAGCTGCGCGGTGACGTTGAAATTTTGGATGTCAATTGGCATAGCAAGCCTCCAGTGCAGCCCGAAATGCTGGTAGTTGGGCTTTGGTTATTGTGTGCCAATTAATATCATCCATTCGCCAACCATTAATGATTGCAGCATGAGTGAAGGTGGTGTCTTGGAATTTTTTAAGTCTTAGTATGCGAACGCGATTTAATAAATTACTCTCATGATGTACAAGATCACATAGTGCAAAACCAAATAAACCATCACAATCAACAACAATATCCCAAGCTTTTAAGTCATTACCGCCAATCACATAATCTTCCTCGCTAAAGCGGTCTTGGCTGTGCATACGCTGCACTAATACATCAGACAGATTTTTGATAAATATCAGCTGCCGGTCAGCTTGAGTAATTCCCAGTCCAAAGCTGATATTGGTAGCAGTATCGGGCGCAATATCATGATCGCAGTCATTGTCTGTCAGATAATCAATGTCGTTGATTGGTTGCCGCTGAATCACACTATTCTGCCAATCTGTAGCATCAAAGCGCCCTGATAGCGGCTCTACTTCATGCCCAAAGCAGTCAGATTCCCACCGCATCAGGCTGTTTTCGGCATGTAGCAAATCCGCCGGAAAATTATGCCGATATGCCCGACCACCAGCGTCAACCGCCGCGCTTTGCCATTTGGCATCGCAACCTTCAAATACCCATTGACCAAGCTTACGGTCATCACTGCTGTCATTTGCCGCATTGGCAGCGCGCGCCATGATCTCTAACAGCTGACCTGATACACCTTTTTTGATCGCCGCCGCAGTCGGTGCTTGTTCTTGTTTGCTTTCAGTGGTCGCTTCAGCTAGATGCTCAATCGCGGCGCAAAGGTTATCCAATGATTTGATTAGATCATCCATAGCATTGCTCCTACTAATACCGCTGCCAAAATCCAAACGGCAAAAAACCCACGTCCGGTCGGGGCGTAGGCTTTAGGGTTTTGTGCTTTGTGATTGCGGATGCGCGCGTATTCGAGCGATGCGCGCTCGGAATGAATGGTCTCGTAAAGATGTGATTTTGACATGATGATATACCCGTTTTAGTGATTACGGGTATATAATTACACTTGTAATAAATTTAGTCAATTACTTTTGTAATTTTTATGGAAATAAGGTAATTTAAAAATTACAATTCAATTAATCTTATAAATTCTTTTTCTGTAACTATTTGTATATTAGCTCCATCATCTATTAATTCTTCTGCTTTGCGATGCTTACTACTCTTATCATGACCTGCTAACAAAGCCAAATCTTGAATGCCAATGACTAGGTAATTTAGTTTTTTAGATACGCCAGCTCTAACATTAAATCCATGCTTAGCGGCCAAGTCTGCAATTTCTATACGGCTGATGGTCATATTACCCGTAAAACATATAGACAGTCCGGCAAATTTGCCATTAGCGTCACCATTTCTAGTTTGAGCTTTGGCCGGAAACGTCCTAAGTTTAGCTGCTGTTTTGTTATCAACTTCAATCCAATCTTGAATGCTTTGCTGCTTTTCCCTTAGTATTGTCTTCACTATAAAGCCACAAGCTTTGGCATCCTCCAAAGCATCATGATGAGAAAACTCATAACCCCATTCACTACATACATTTCCTAGCCCATAGCCACTATAAGCCCATTTCTCACACGATCTTCGTACCATCAGGCTACTATCTGCCCACATCCAGTTTGGAACTGGTAGATTGACTTGACCTAAACATTCATTTAAAGCCTTACGGTCAAAATTGGTGTGACTTACTACGGGCAGATTGTCTACGAACTTTAATATATTTCCATATATGTCAAATATAGTCGGCGCGTCTTTCACCATATTTTTAGTTATGCTATGTACATCAATATTTTTCTGGCTAAATGAATCATTAGGGTTGATGTAACTGACAAATGTATCTACTAACTTTCCTTTAATATATTTTGCCATGCCTATTTGACAAATTGAGCCTACGTTATGATTAGCTGTTTCTACGTCTATAGTTATAAAATCCATAACCACCTCATTGCTTGCTAAAAGTGTACCTTACACGGGCTTCCATATTAAAGTTCGCAAATCTATCTTTATCCACTATTTGATCAGGATATCTATGCTTATCAGCATTGTCGGACACCAAAGTCACTGTAGCATCTAAATTTCTAAACGCCCTTTTACAAATAGACTCACCATCAGCATTAAAGACATAAATTTTATTACTGATAAAATTATCAAATCCATTTTCGTTGGTATTAACTAACATCAAAGTTCCATGAGGGATGGTATACCCCATGCTATCACCGCAAGCGTGCATCAATAGCAATCCCTTGCCGTCAATTGGTAGATCATTATCGCGCAAAAATTCCACGGTAAATGCAATCATTCCTTTCTGCTCAGGGTGATCGTCATTAATATAACCACCGCCACAACTGGCTCTTATATCTTTATATGGGATATGTACTAGCTGGTAATCTGACCGACCACCTATCACAACATAATCGCTATCAAGCGTATCTGATTCATCATCGCTATCTATATAAATGCTGCCAGACCCTGATATTAGCCATCCTAAATTGACTCCAAGTACACGAGCTAATAACTCTGTATAGCTGCTGTTTTTGCTATCGCGTCGCTCCAAGTTACCTATCACTGACTGATCAGCGCCAATCATTTCACCAAGCTGTGCTTGAGTAAGCCCCCTTTCCTTTCTAATAAATCTTACACGCTTTGCCAAAGTATCTAAATTAAGGGTCATACATTTCTCCAGTACAACTTTTTTAAGCATGATAATTACAAATGAAATGTTCCACCACTTACAAAAGTAATTGACAATTTGAATTACAAATGTAATATTGTCTTAAAAATAAAGACAAAGGTAATTAATATGCCAAATCAAGCAAATCAATCTCCTATGCTGACTGCATTGCAAAAAGCTATAGACATCGCGGGTGGTCAATCAAAATTATCAGAAAAGATTGGTCTAAAACCCAATGCTTCAAACGTTGGCGTAATGATTTCAAGAGATAAAAAAGCATCGGCTAAATACGTTGCCAAAATCTCTAAAGTTACTGGCATTCCATGTTATGAGCTGCGACCTGATATTTTTCCAGCTCCGGCAAATGATGCCGTTATTCAGCCAAAACAAGCATAGCGTAACGCTACCCAAATCCAAACGACAATTACGGGGGCAATATGTCGTCATCACTTTATACCGCCGCTCAGCGCGCTGACAAATGCGTCTTGTCGCTTGAGCAAGCCGTCTATCACGCTTGCAAAAATGATCGGGGCGCATTGGGCAAAATCTCAGATATTTACGGCGTCAATTACAACACGCTTGCATTGCAGACCAACCCAAATCGTTCAAGCCATACGCTAGCACCGGAAACAATTGAGCTTGTGCTTGAGCATACCCAGTCGCCCTTAATAATGGATGCGATTTGCTGTGCTCATGGCACTGCTGGATGGTTTCTATTGCCAAGCGCGGATGACAAAAGCAGCGATATGACTGACATTGCGCTACTGGGTCAAAAATTTGCTGACTTAAACAGTACCGCGATTGATGCTTATGCCGACCGCATTATTACAAACGATGAATTTGCAGAACTTCAAAGAGTCGGTCAAGCGTTATTGCGTCAAATCCAAACTGTTCTAAACAATGCTAAGCAAAACATGGAGTCACGTCATGACAGATAAGCGACCACCTCTTGATTTTGACGCCATTAGTCAAGCCGCCAATGGCAACTGGGTTTCTACCATTTTTCCGGCTGCTGGCATCACATTCAGCAAGTCGCCAGCCAAGCACCAATCTTGCCCATTATGCGGTGGCAGTGACCGCTTCCGCTGTGATGACAAAGGCGGCAATGGTACGTGGATTTGCTCGCAATGCGGCGCGGGCAATGGTTTTACACTGGTTAAAGATTTTACCCGCCTTGATGTTTACGAAACTAATAAGCTGATTGCAGGAGCGCTTGGACTAGATGCTACAAGCAAGATCACCGATGAGCAGCGTCAAACGTGGCGCGCTCAGCAAGTTGAGCGCGAAGCCGCTGAAAAAGCAGCAAAGCGCCAAGCTCGCATTGATGCCGCTGCAACTGCTCAACGCATTTGGGGCGACGCTAACGCCGCTGATAATGCTCATCCATATCTATTACGCAAAAACGTGTCAGCGCTCAATTTGCGCCAAGACAGCCGTGATAACCTGCTAATCCCTATGCACTACTACAACGCCGAGACTCAGCAAAAAACATTGGTCAACGTGCAAACAATAGCCGCTGATGGCGATAAGCGATTTTTAGGCGGTGGCTTAGTCAGCGGCGCTTATTACATCATTGGCAGCGATGCTATGTTCGTTGGGCAAATCATCTTGCTTTGCGAAGGCTTTGCAACTGGAGCAACTATATTTGATGCGCTTAGCTATAGTCTGCCCGTTATTGTGGCATTTAACGCTAATAATTTATTGCCAGTCGCTCAGTCACTACGCGCTCAGTATCCTGATCACCGCATTATCATTTGCGCCGATGACGATACCGCTACAGCGATTAAAATGCGCGATAAAGACATTGCAGATGGCAAAGCGCCAAAACCCCTTGATGACTACAACACCGGCATTCGTGATGCGTTTGCTGCTGCTGCTGCGATTGGTGGTGAGGTTGTGATTCCAAATTTTGATAATAAGGCCGTGGCATAATGCAAGATAATAAATTAACCGACTTTAACGACCTTGCTGCAAGCTTTGGGCTGAACGAAGTTAAAAGCCAAATTGAAGTTGCGCTACTTAATAAAAATATCGTTACCAAAGCCGCCAATGATGCTCAGCCTCCAGTTGTAAAAAAGACTCAAGTCATACCGCCAGATATTGAGTTCACCACGCGGCTGCAAGACATGCTTAAACGCTATGCGCAAATCACTGACATTGGCAAAGTGACTAATAAAGTCTATGACACTCAGCAAAAGATTGAGTATACCAAAACGCAATTTGCGAACGAGATTGGCAATAAAAAATTAACCGATGCGTGGTGGACTGGTAAACACGCTAAGATCAGCAAAGCCGAAGTTGCCAAAGACCTTGACGTCATGATGGCGGTTGAAGCTCAGTCTATGTTTGATCGCTATTTTTTGATTTATGGTACTAAAGAAGTTTGGGATGACGTTGAGCGAGTCCGATTGCCAGTTGACACAATTAAGCTTGCGCGTCCGAACGAGTATGAAATTTGGCTTAAGTCCCCGCATCGCATCACGATCAAAGCCGATAATATTTGGTTTGACCCAACGCGGTCGCGCGAACCAAAACACCCAAAAGATATTGCGGTCAATACTTTTGACGGCCTACCGCTGAAGCCAGTTGAGATTGCGCCAAGCGAAGCTGCTGCTATTTGCAAGCCGATCACTGATTTGCTCCTGCATTTATGTGAGGGCAATCAAGCGATTTATGATTGGGTAATCAGATGGCTTGCAATTCCTTTGCAGCGCCCTGGCAGCAAAATGGATACTGCATTGATATTTCATGGCGAAATCCAAGGCGCGGGTAAGTCACTATTTTTTGACCGTATCATGAGCAAGATTTATGGCGATTACGCAGTTACGCTTGGTCAAGGTCAGCTTGAGTCGCAATATAACGACTGGGTCGCCGGTAAGCTTTATGCCCTATTCGAAGAAATATTTAGCGGCTCTGATAGATATAGTCAGATGGGAATGGTCAAGCAGCTCATCACAGGCAATACCATCTATATCAGCAAAAAGTTTATGAGCGGTTGGCAGCAAGATAATTTCGTCAATGCCATATTTTTATCAAACAATATGATGCCGCTATCGCTTGAGCAAAATGACCGCCGCCATGTTGTCTGTTATCCAACCAAAAAAATTCCCGAACCCATTTTAAAGGAAGTCGCGGAAGCCTTAGCTGATACCGATAACAAGATGATCCGCGCGTTTTATAGTTATCTCTTAAGTCTTGATTTAAAAGACCAGAATGCGCATACACCGGCGCTTATGACTGGCAGCAAGCGACAATTGATTCGGCTCAGTCAGCCGAATTGGGAAGTGTTTTATGATGATTGGACACTTGAAGAATTTGGAATGCCTTATTGTAGCTGTTTGAGCGATGATTTATATTTTGTTTATCGCAACTGGTGTCAGCGTAACGGTGAACGACCAACCACCCAAACTAAACTTATGACTTATATTGGTAGACGTGAACTCAAATCACGGCTAAAATACAAAACGCCATCCATGCCGTCAGCGAAGCAATCAACTATTATAAGCGTTGGTATGCCTCAAACTTTTCCTTTTGGCAAATACACCAATCAGCAAGATTGGCTAGGTCAAAAAATACATGAGTTTAAGCTGGCAATCAATTCATTGTATGACCCAAAATAATAGCTAGGTGCATAGTTTCATAGTAAGGTTCATAGTTTAAAACCAAACCCTGCACCTCTACAGCCCATACTAGATAAGACATTCAAGACCCTGTAGCAGACGTTGCAGGGTTTTTTGTTGCGCGCGCGCGGAAAATAATTATTTATTTTATATCATGACATTTAAGGACATATATTTTTTTATTCTCGCGCGTCAATATAACCCTACTACCTATGCAAACCCTGCACCTGTATGATTAAAGCCAATAGATATAAGGCTTGTAGAGGTGCATAGTTTAAAATCAACCCTGCACCTTTTGACAAAACCCTGAACCTCTCTTTATATTGGCTTTAAATCACGGGGGAATTTTATGCGCAAAGAATATTTAAGGGCTGCTGCCGAAGCTTATGCAAACATCACTCAATTTGAGTCCGACTGTTATCACTATCTCAACAATGGCTTTGATACGGTTATCCAATCGCGGCTGACTGAAAGCTACGCCGAACTGCTGTCATCAGCTGTACCGCATAAACATCTGCACAAAGTCATCAGTACCGCCCTGGCTGAATGCCAGTATCCGATTAATGATGCGCTTGGCTATGCCTGGTCAGGAAATGAGCGCGCCGCTTTTGCCGGTATTGCCAAAGCGACTTGGTCACGCAATGGACTGTCAGATCATGTTAATTTTATACTTAAAGATATCAACGCAAAGTCACGCGCTGTAAGCGTTGCAATAGATACGCAGACCTAATCCTAAAAAATGCCCTATTGCAAAATGGAACAGTTTGACCTATCATTTTCTCATGCTCGACAAGCTATACCCAAGAGCAAAACAACATGACCAGTTAAGCCCGTTACCCCCGTGACGGGCTTTTTTATTAAAGGCGATATCGCATGGCACTCAAAACCTTACGACCGCGCCTCAGCACCAAAGCGGTGGCCAACACTCATCAACCAAAATCACGATGGGGCCAAAGCCGTGGTGGCAGACCTTGGCGACGCAAGCGCGATGAGATTTTCAAGCGCGATAAGTTCACCTGCCAAATCTGCCTCCGCGTTGGCGGCGACCTTGAGCTTGATCACATTCTTAACGTCGCTCGTGGCGGCACCGATGCGGACAGCAACCTACAAACCGTCTGCAAATCCTGCCACAAAACAAAAACTCACGCCGAATCTCAGGCGTAATCAGACAAAAATATGGCGGGGGGCGGTCATTTTTATTTTTAGGCAATCACGCCGGACACCACGCCCCCTCTCACGCGTAAAAAAAATTGTATTTGGACAAAAAATGTCCTAAATGTCAAAACCCAAAAAACCATAACTAAAGGTTATCAATTATGACGCCTAAACAAGAGGCATACTGTCATGCAGTTGCTGACGGTTTAGATCCTATTGACGCCGTGAAACAAGCTGGTTGGAATCCGGCTCATGCAACGCGCCAAGTTCATCGTATGGAAAATAACAGCGAAATACAAATGCGAATCGCTGAGCTAAAAGCCATCAAACATATCCAGAACAAACAGCGCCAAGGTAAACCGGTCAGCACCGACAAACTACCAGCGGCTGCCGTCCAAACCGTCAATGCCTTGGAGTTCTTATCCAATACTTATAACGATCCCGCGCAACCGATGAAGGTACGCGTTGGGGCCGCCATAGCCGCGCTACCTTATGAGGAAGCGAAAATTGCACCCAAAGGCAAAAAAGAAGGCGCGGTTGATGATGCCAAAAAGGCAACCACGTCTGGCAAATTCGCGACGCTCAGCAATCAAACCGATATGTTTACAACGACTACCACTCAATAAGAGACTGCAATGATAAAGCCCTGGTCGACAGCCTTGCCCGACTGGGAACAGCGCATCGTCAATGGTGACTCTCTCATGCCCTGCAAACCGCTCAATCAAGCGGTGGCAGATATTGCGCTCAAGATATTTGACAGCCTGATTCTTGTCGATGTGGTTGGCAGCCCGACAGCAGGTGAAATTACTCGTGACTGGGCTCGTGAGTTTATCGCGGCAATTTTTGGTGCTTATGACACTCAAAGCCAAGAACGACTCATCACTGAGTTTTTTTTATTGATTAGTAAAAAAAACACGAAGTCCACGCTTTCAGCTGGCATTATGATGATTGCGCTGATTTTAAATGAGCGATCTAGCGCTGAATTGGCAATTATTGCGCCGACGAAAGAGGTCGCAAATAATAGCTACAATCCCGCGCGTGACATGATCGCTGCTGATCCTGAATTGTCAGCGATGTTTAACGTTTCAGATCATACGCGGACGATTACGCATCTTGGCACCAATTCTACGCTCAAAGTTTACGCCGCTGAATCAGACACACTTGGCGGAAGCAAATTTAGTTACGTGCTCATTGATGAGCTTTGGCTCTTTGGCAAACGTGCTAACGCCGCGTCTATGCTTCGTGAAGCGACGGGCGGCTTAGCGTCGCGACCGGAAGGCTTTATCGCCTATTTAAGCACCATGTCTGATGAGCAACCGGCTGGCATCTTTAAGCAAAAGTTAGACTACGCTCGCGGCGTCCGCGATGGCAAAATTCATGACCCGCAATTTTTGGGACTGCTCTATGAGTTCCCAAAAAAGTATATCGAAGATGAGCTTTATCTTGACCCTGAGAATTGGTACATGACTAACCCAAATCTGGGCGCATCGGTCAGTACCAAATTTTTAGCTCGTGAGTTTAAAAAAGCGCAAGATGAGGGCAAAGCCGAACTTCAGGATTTCACCGCTAAGCATTTAAACGTGCAAATCGGTATTTCGCTGCGAGCCAATCGTTGGGCTGCGGTAGAGTTTTGGTCAGCGGCTGCCGCGCCCAAACCATTTACGCTGGATGAATTGATTGAAGCGTCGGAAGTTATTACCGTCGGTATTGATGGCGGTGGATTAGATGACTTGCTTGGCTTTGCCGCAGTCGGACGGTTGCCAATTATTCTAAATGAATATATCGATCACGATACTCAACAACGAGTCCAGGTTAAACCTTGGTGGGTTTGGGGTCGTGCTTGGTGCCACAAGATTGCGCTTGAGCGGCGCAAGTCGATTGCGCCAACGCTTGAGCAGTTTGCAAAAGATGGTGACCTTATCATCGTTGATAATGTTGGTGATGAGACGGCTCAAGTCGCTCAGCTTTGCAAAAAGATACATGACAGCGCCAAACTTGATAGCGTTGGGCTTGACCCGCTTGGCATTGGCACGCTCATCGAGGAGCTGACCGCTGTTGAAATACCAGAGGATAAACTCATTGGCGTATCTCAGGGATTTAAAATGGCGGGCTACATCAAAACCGCTGAAAATAAAATCGCGCGGAAGCACTTGTTACACGCTGATCAAGATATGATGGCTTGGTCGGTCGGCAACGCTCGCACGGTGGTACGTGGCAGCGGAACGATGATTAGCAAAGCCGAGTCTGGCACGGCTAAGATCGATCCGGTCATTGGCATGCTCAACGGCGTTGCGCTCATGAGTCTCAACCCTGAACCACCGAAAAGCGGAGCGCCAACGATGTTTTTTGTTTAATAGTTTGCTTGATTAATGTTGATGGATTATAGTTGCTCTTATTTATTATCGTAAGGATTAGGCGTGGCTAAACTCATTCGGTGCAAAGATTGCGGCAATCAAATCAGTAAAAATGCGGCAAGCTGTCCCCAATGCGGCGCAAAAAATAAACAGACTTCCGTCATCACTTGGCTTGCGCTTATCTTTATTGGCATTCCGTTTTTGTGGGCTATTTTTAGTGGCGCAAGTAATCCTGATAATGCGGCAAGTACCGAATCTATCGAGAATAATGAGCCGTCACAGTACGAAACTATGGAAACATTTGACGTTCCGCAAGATGAGTTTGATAACTATATTGGTGGTCAGGTTGCCGCCGTGGAAATGCTGGTCAGAAAACAAATGAAAGACCCTGAGTCTGCCCAGTTCCAAAACTGGCATTATGTCAAAGCGGCTCCTGATCTCCCCGCTACTATTTGTGCAGAAGTGAGCGGAAAAAATAGTTTCAACGGCTATACTGGTTATCGCAAGTTTTTGGTAAAAATGGATACGACTGAGTTTGGTATTGAGCGCTCAACCAAAGGCTTTGATAAATTATATAATCAGCTTTGTATTTTAAAATAAAAAACATCAATTACGAAAAGCCCGCCATTGAGCGGGTTTTTTATTGCCTGAGATTTAATTATGTATATCTACATACCTTACGAGGTCATTTTGTTTGGCGTCTTAATCTTAGGTTTTATCGGCGGTTGGTTAGTAAAAGGTTCGGTTGAACACAAGCTATGTGTAAATAAAAACTGGCAAATGCTTCAGGGGTATCAGCCAACTTCGTCTTCGATGCCTCCGTTAAAGCCACCAAAAAAAGGCACACCACCAAAGCCGCCTTATAACCCACATAAATAAATAGAGCCTCACCATGACCAAAGCCTATAGCGTTTTAAAAGTAAAAAACATTACCGAAGATGCTGAGAGTCGCACAATCACCGGCATTGCATCAACGCCAAAACAAGACCGTGATGATGACATCATCGACATGGAAGGCGTTAAGTTCGCCCTGCCGATTCCACTGCTTTGGCAGCACAATCACAATCAACCGATTGGTCATGTGACAGACGCCACAGTGACGCCGGAAGGGATTGAGATTGTCGCAACCATCGTCAAGATTGAAGAAGAGGGCGCGCTTAAATCTCGCATCGATGAGGCTTGGCAGTCTATTAAGTCAGGGCTTGTCAAATGCCTGTCTATTGGCTTTCGGACGCTTGAATATAACTATCTGGAAGACAGCTGGGGGCTGCATATTAAAGAATGGGAGTGGTACGAATTATCAGCGGTTACAGTCGCTGCCAACCCTGACGCCGTGATTACCAGCGTAAAAAATATTAAAGCTGCTTTTTCGGATGCACCACAATCGCCGCCAATGCCTTTGAAAAAAGAACCTGATGCAACTGCACCGGAAACCAATAAAAGCGCCACAACGGCAAATAACGAGCAATCAGCAAAAAAATCCAAATCTATCAAATTAATTGACCTCAACCGAGGCAGCATCAAGTTACTATCTGGAGAATGACCTATGTGGGAAAAACAACGTCTGCAAATTTTAGCGACGATCAAATCTAAAAAAGGCAAAATCGTTGGCATCATGACCAAGGCTGCTGATGATGACCGAACTCCTGACGACGCAGAGGAAGATGAGATTGCAGCGCTTGAAGCTGAAATTGCGCGTCTTAATACAAACCTCGCCCGTGTCGAAGGATTTATTGATGATGCAAAAACTGCAATCACTGACGCTACGCCAGCCGCCGGTGAGACCCCAGAGCAAGCCGATGAATCTGCAAAAGGTGCGGCTGACCCAGTTGCCGCCGCAAAGGGTGTCACTGTTAAACCAAACCACGCCAAAAAAGGCGTAGGCTTTGCGCAGCTGACTAAAGCTAAAGCCTTAGCGGTATTAGCCCAAAAGTCTGGCAATTATATCAATCCGATTGATATTGCCAAATCGCAAGGCATGGACCCACGCGTTATTCAAGCTCTCGAAAAAGCAGTAGCGCTTAACACGACAAACTCAAGCGCCTTGGTTGTTGAAAATAACCTAGCCAATGAATTTATCGAAATGCTACGCGCGGAAACTATCGTTGATAAACTTGCATCAAAAATGCGATCAGCGCCGTTTAATGCAAAAATCCCTGGTATGGCAACCGGCGGCGTCGCGGCCTGGGTCGGTGAAGGTGAAGCAAAACCTGCTACTAACCCCACCTTTAATGAAATCAGAATCGGTCATCATAAACTAGCTGGCATTGTCGTGCGAACAGATGAATTGCTCAAGCTGTCATCAGCGGGCACTGATGAAATGTTGCGTGATGATATGATTGAAGCTTGCGCCGCGCTTATTGACAATACTTTTATCGACACTGCTGCTGAAAACTCAAAACGTCCGGCGGGCGTATTGAATGGCGCTACAAAAGTTCCTCACACCGGAACAGCAGTTTCGCAATATGACGCTGATCTTGCCAAACTTCGCGCAACATTTATCAAAAATAATTTGTCGTTAAAAGATGCGTACTATGTCATGAGTGAAACGCGCGCGAGCGAAATGAGCGAGCTACGCGATGCGCTGGGCAATCCATACTATCGCGGCATGGATGCGCCGTTTGGCGAAAAAACGCTGAAGGGTTTGCCAGTTATGGAATCTGAAACTGCTGCTGATGTCATTGCATTGATTAAACCATCTGAGCTATATCTAGCCGATGACGGCGCGGTGGATATTGGATTTAGCGACCAAGCGACTATTGATTTGGGTGCGACAACCTTAGTTAATCTGTTTCAACAAAACATGGTTGCTATCCGCGCTGAGCGCCACATCACTTGGAAAAAACGTCGCCCAACAGCGGCAGCTTATATTGATTACACCAATGTAATTCCATAGAAAAAAACAGATGGTCACAAAACCTCACAGTCAAACGTGAGGTTTTTTTATGAGTAGGTATTGATGCGTTTTCCGTTTTCCGCGCCAGTATCTACTCATAAAAAAGGGGACGATATGAAAATCAAATATATTAAAGACGCGCCGCGCGGCGTTGCCGGAACGCTAGATGATGTGACCGAGTTTGAAGCGAACATCTTAATCAAAACTGGATTTGCTGAAATGTTTGACGATACCGAGCCAACCGAGCCAACCGAGCCAACCGAGCCAACCGAGCCAACCGAGCCAACCGAGCCAACCGAGCCAACCGAGCCAAAGGCTAAACCGAAACCTAAAGCGAAGTCAAAAACTTCTGCTACCGTCACAGATGACGGCACCAAAACCGAAACTGACAGCGAGTAAAAATATGGGCATGCTTGATTGGTTCACTGGCAAAAAATCAGCAAGCACCGCCCAAGCTGTAAGCGGCGGTGATGTCTGGCACACGATCCACGAGCCATACACGGGCGCATGGCAGCGCAATCAAGAAATCGAAGTCAGTAAAAATGACCAGATGCGCCATCATGCAGTGTTTGCTTGCGTCTCTCTGATTACTCGTGACATTGGCAAACTAAAAATTAAGACTAAAAAAGACGTCAACGGTGTGAGTCAGGTCTGCCCCAGCCGCGCCAATCCGCTATTAGAAAGACCTAATGACTTTCAAAACCGGCAACAATTTTTTGAAGCGTGGGCAACCAGTAAAGCGACCAGCGGCAACACTTACGTTTGGAAAGTGCGCAATATCTATGGTGATATTTGGAAATTACAGATACTTAATCCCGAACGTGTCAAGCCACTGGTCGACCCACACGGCAATGTCTTTTATCAAGTGCGTAAAGACCGGCTTTTTGATTTAGAAGATGACATTGTTATACCGGCATCTGAGATTATCCACGACCGCTTTAATTGCTTTTATCATCCGCTTGTGGGCTTATCCCCTATTACTGCTTGTGCTTTGTCAGCTAGTCAAGGCATCAGCATTCAGCGTAATGCTCAAGCGTTTTTCGCCAACGCCTCTCGACCATCCGGCATCTTGGTTGCACCAGGGGCAATCAGCGCTGAAACCGCAAAAGAGCTTAAAGATAATTGGCAAAGCAATTATTCAGGTATAGGCAATGGCGGCACCGCCGTATTGGGTGACGGCATGAACTACGTGCCCATCTCAGTGGCTGCCAATGATGCGCAATTGGTTGAGCAGTTAAAGCTGTCTGGCGAAATTGTCTGTACTGCATTCAGCGTCCCCGCCTTTAAAGTCGGATTAGCACCCATACCTGGAGGGAAAATTAGTGATCACAACGACATTTATTATAGTGATTGCTTACAGCATTACATCGAGAGCATCGAAACTTTGCTTAATGAGCACTTGGAATTAGAAGCGGGTATTGAGACTGAATTTTGTCTTGACGCGTTACTGCGTATGGATTCGGGAAGTCAGATGGCATATCTCAAAGAAGGTATTGGCGCTGCGATATTGTCCCCCAATGAAGCACGCGCCAAGCTAGGCTATGCAGCCGTATCAGGCGGTGAAAGCCCAATGATTCAGCAGCAAAACTTTAGTCTTGCCGCCATTGCTAAGCGTGATGGTAGTGCGGACCCATTTGCCAAAATCCCTGCTCCCACTGATGACCAACCCAAAGGAGACGACGATGGCTTGGGTAACGCTTGATGAGGTCAAGCACCATCTACGCTATGACGATGATGCCAACGATATCATGTTAATAAATTATATCGCCGCCGCTGAATCTACTGTTAAGCATTATATTACTGAAGATGTGATCCCGAATGAAACACCAGACATCAAAGTCGCGGTCCTTATGCTCGTTGGTCACTATGACTATCACCGCAACGCTGATAAAGATACGCCAAATTTCGGCAACGAATTACCGCCGCCGGTACGCGCTTTATTGCAGCCGTACCGAAAACCAACCGCTATTTAAGGAGCACGACATGGCATGTAACGGATGTGAAGAACGCCGCGACTGGATCAAACAACGAACTGACGAGGCAAAACAACGTGCAAAAAAACTTATTGCCCGACTTAATGGCACTGATGACAAAGCTGGTCGAACAAAACAACCAGCTGATACAACAATCAGCAAATAAAGAAAACCTTATTTTGCAGCTCATCGAACAAAATGAGGAGCTATTAAGCGAATTGGCAGAGCAAAATCAAGATGCAACTGATGATATGTATTCTTCTTTGGATAATGAGGATTAATATGAGCCTTAAAGCAGGAGAGCTACGACATAGAGTCATTATCCAGCGCTGCAATGATAGTCTTAAAGATAAAAACGGATTTGAACTACCGCCAGTCTGGATAGACCACGCTGAAGTCTGGTCAAAGATTACACCATTATCGTCAAACGATTTGATTAGCGCTCAAGCCAAACAATCAGAAGTCACTGCTCGAATGAAAGTTCGCTACCGAACTGATATTGATACAACTATGCGGGTGATTTGGAAAGGTCGGATATTTGCAATTAGTAGTGACGGCTTAGATGACAGCGAAGACGGATACATCTATACCACCTTTAACTTAAGTGGCGGTGTTGAGCGATTTGCTGACCAAGTATCACCAAAAAGCGCGCTAAATATGGGTTTGGAAAATTTGGTCAATGAGGATTTGCCAAACGCTCTAAATCCTAAGGATTAATTATGGCAAATGAAATCGCTGGGCTTGATGAAGTGCAGGCTAAGTTGCGGCAACTGGGCAATACTCGCAAAGCTAAAAATGCGGCAACTCGCGCATCTCGAAAAGCAATGGCTGTGGTCAGAAAAGCCGCGATTCAAAATGCCAAAACTTTGGACAATAAAGGCAGTCAAAATAAGATTTGGAAAAATATCACTATTAAAGCGTCAAAAACCAAAGGTGATTTGGTAATGATGAAAGTTGGTGTCAAGGGCGGCGCAAGGCACTATGTCAAAGGGATGCCGTCTCAGACCGGAGACAGCGGCGGCGATACATTTTATTGGCGATTTATTGAATTTGGCACGGCAACAAAACCTGCGCGACCGTTTTTGCGATCTGCTTTAAACAACAACATTAATCAAGTACAAAATGATTTTGCTGATCTTTATGGCGCTGAGCTAGATAAGGAGATTGCCAAATTATGAGTTTTTTACCTATCTATGAGGTGCTTAAGGCTGACCCTAACATTGCGCTTTTGATTGATGTGGATAAGCAGCTACACGAAGACATGGCGCCTCACGATCCTCCTCTACCCTATGTGGTGTGGCAGGTAATCAGCGGTCAGGCAAACAATCACTTAGACACTCCTGCAAACTTTGACGACACTCAGTATCAGTTAATGGTTTTTGCTGCGACGCGTCAAGTGGCTTATGCGCTACGTGATGCGTGCCGGACTGCACTTGAGTCGCAATCATGGATACGCAATCCATCCATTAATTATTATGATCCCAAAACTAATCTTTACGCTCGCGGATTCGATGCAAATTGGATACTTGAGCGCTAACTAAAAGGATATTTCGAATGGCTAAGGTTAAAAAAGGCGTCCTCTCTCAAGGTACTAACGTCTGGATTAAACATGGCGAACCAACTGCTGCTATCTTAACTAAGATGGTCTGTATTAAAGGCATTCAGCTTGGCGATGACAGCCCAACAGATATTGATAACACCTGTTTAGAAGAAGAAGACTCTAAAACATCGGTACCAGGGCTGAATCAGCCGGGTGAAGGCTCAATTACTCTCAATACTGACCCTGAAAATGCCACGCACATGACGCTATTACAATTAGCTGATGACCGCGCCGAAGTTGAAGTTTACGTGGGCTGGTCAGATGGCAAGGTTGTTCCGACACTTGAGCCATTAACCGGCAAGGTGACATTGCCAGAAGGTCGGACTTGGACATCGTTTACAGCTCAATTAAAAGCCGGTGCCCCAACGTTTGAGCCTGACGCGCTTGTTGGTCACACAATCGCTATGAAGCGCCAATCCAAAGTCATCACCGCGTATCGTACGACACCATAAACCTACCCCCGCCCAACCTAAGCCTCTTTATTGAGGCTTAATTATTTTGAGAGAAAAAATGGCAAAGTTATTATTATCTGACATTAAATCAGGAAGTTTAGTTTCGGAAGTTATTGAAGACAAGGTTGAGTTTTGGCACAAAGGCGAATTGTGTGAAGTTGAAATTGCATATAAAACACTGCCCTTTATTGAAACTGAATCCCTTCATAAACGATTGGCAAATAAAGAAGATGTCGCCGCCGAATGGATTAGCAAAGCTTTGGTTGATGATAAGGGCATCCAACAGTTCACTCAAAAAGAAGTCGAAGAAAACTTCATTCAACCATTAGCTAATGCCATTTTTGATAAAGTCTGGGGGCTTGATAACGCAAAAAAGGCGATGGCGAAACCGGCGACAAAGAGCAAAAAGGGATAATTGCCGGTGAAAATGAGCTCCTGTATGAGTTGGCACTAAACGGCATCGGCGGCAATACTCTGCATCAAGTTAAAAGCAATTTGACCATGGTCGAAATTGAACAGTGGGCGGAATATCGACGTCGCCGTGGCAGCTTAAATGTCGGTCGACGTATTGAGCAGTCCGCCGCCAATGTCATGACGTTTGGTTATAACAATAAAGTGAAATCAGAGGATTGGATAGAGCCGATCGAGCTAATGCCCCACGAAGACGATGTGATTATTAGTTTTGAGGATCAGATAGAGGGTTGAGCTATACATTTGTAAGCTTTCATAATACTATCTCAAATTAAGTCAATTATTTTGAGAATAATATGAGAAGAATACTGCTGGTTTGCACTTTAAGTTTGACTTGTATGATTGTTAATGCTGCCCCTAAATACTCCCATGACGTTATTGATGTCCGCTGTAGAGAATTGATGGGCGTGGCAGAAGCAATAATGTATTCTAGACAAAATGGGATGCCACTGCGCAATAGTCTTAAAGTTTTAGACCGAAATTTCACTTTACCTAAAGAACAGAAAGCATATGACAGTGCTCAACAAATAGTTATTCAGGCATACGAAGAGCCGTACTATCACAGCGAAGAAGCTAAATTAATAGCAATTAATGAGTTTGCTTCTTTATATTATAGGGCATGCATAGATTTTTATACTCAATAATATCCCATAGATAAATAAAAGCTCACTTCGGTGGGCTTTTTTATTGCCCAAAATAAGGAAATATATCATGGCAGCAGGCTCACTTGGTAGGCTCACGCTCGATTTGGCTGTACGGCTCAGTGAATTTACTGACGGTCTGTCACGCGCTGAGCGTGAGACCCGCGAACGCACTGAGAATATGGGCGCTTCTGTTCGATCATTTCGTGATCGAATGATGGAAGATCTAGGCGGAACGCAACTGGGCGGCATCATCGACAGCTTAAATAGTCGCCTCGGCTCTATCAGCGGTGGCGGTATGATGGCAGGTGCTGCCATTGCAGGGATGGCAGTTGGCGGCGTTGCAGTAGCCACTGGCGCCCTAGTCTCTATGGCGCTTGAGACAGCAAAAGCTGATGTTCAGCTGCAAGTTATGGCAAATACTGCAAACGTTGGGCTGCGCAGTTTTCAGGTGCTGACTCATGCGGCGGCTGGGCTTGGCGTTGAGCAAGACGCTCTTGCTAGTATCTTAGCCGATGTCCAAGAAAAACTTGGTGAATTTTCTGCCACAGGCGGTGGCGGCGCAGCTGACTTCTTTGAAGCCCTGCAAAATAACACTCAGATGACTGATGAGGAAATTCGCAACCTTGGAAAAACTTTGCAAGGCAAAGACGGTGCTGAAGCGATTCAGCTGATCAAAGACAAAATGGATGAGCTTGGAGCAACCTCTCAAGAGCAGCGCTTCGTTTTTGAAAGTTTAGCAGGCGATCTCGGTAATCTGATGCCGCTGTTTGCTGATGGTGGCGAAATATTAAATAAATATGGAAAAGAGCTTGAGGATGCTGGTGTCATCAAAACTGATGCCGCGATTGAACAATCACGACGGCTGACCGCCCAAACTCAGGCTGTAACGACTCAGTTTGATGGTTTTAAAACTCAGCTTGCGGCACAAATGATGCCAGTATTAAACAGCCTGATCGGTTATTTTGTGGATGGTAGAACCAAAGGCGGTCAATTTGGCACTGTGATGGAATCTGTAGGTCTCATCGCTAAAGTGGTTGGCGCAGGGATTATCGGCGTTGCGGGCGGTATAAAGCTGCTTGTAAGAATGATTCAGGCTTTTGGCGAACAAGTTGCTAACGTTGGCATCACGACAAGTAACTTTTTTGCTGCTGACGGCTTTATGGAAAAAGCTCAAGCATTAAAAAACGGCTATAAAGACTATTACAATATCAATGCTCGCCTTGGCGCTGATTTTGTCAATGAGCTATCTACTATTAAAAAAGCAATAACAGGTACATTTACCCCTGCAACGGGTAAGCTGACAGGCTTAGCTGGTGCTTATTACGATGCCTCAGGTGCTACAAATAAATTTTCAAAAGGTCTGGCAGTCAATACGGTAGAAGCAGATGCAAACGCCAAAGCTTTGGAAAAGCAAGCTGCCGCCGCTGCGAAAAGCGCCACTGCAAATAAAAAAGCGGCTTCAAGTAGCGCTAAGGCTTCTCAACTCCTTAAGGAATATGTGGTAGGCGGTAAATCTTATACAACTGTACCAGCGGGCAAATATGGAGCTAAAAGAGGATATGGTGGTCATGCCGGATTAGATTTATCAACGCCCAGAAATACTCAAGTTTATGCGCCAGAAGGCGGAAAATATACATTCGCGGATACTCCCAACGGTGGTGGTGGTCGCATAGCTACCCTAGTTGGCGATTCGGGAATGAAATATAGATTCCTTCATTTAGAGGCTACTAGCGTTTCTTCGGGTTCGAGAGTCGAAATGGGAAGTCCTATTGCCAAAACTGGGAACTCAGGCAAAAGAGCAAGCGGAAAGCCTTATGACGTTCATTTGCATATGGAAGTATATGATTCCAAAGGTAAGCGCTTAGATCCTACCAATATGAAAGTAAACGGTAGTGCTAAACAGCAAGTAGACGTGGCTTCAATTTACGATGCAGAAAACAGAGAGGCAGAGCAAGCAGCCAAAGAAGCTCAGCGACAGCAAGAAGATATTTTACGACGCCAAAACTCTATCACTGCTAAATACGCTACTGATCGCGAAAAAATTGAATCAGAGCATGCCGCGAATGTCGCTGAAATTAAAGATTTATACGCTGAAGGGTCAACGGAACGTGCTGAGCTATTGGCACGTGAAGAGCTGGAGTATATCGAAAATAAAAATGCGGCAGCAACCTCAATCTTGGTCAAATATTTAAGCGGCGAAGCCAAGCTAAAATATGATCATGAACAAGCCCTCAAAGCCATTGAGATGGCAAACATTGAAGACGACGAAGGTCGCCAGGCACTCATTAATAAGCAAAACGCTGCTTACCAAGAAGACTTAGAAAACTTCCGTTTTGCTGCAAATGCTAAGGCACGTGAGCAGGACAAGCTATACCGGTCAATCGCTGCATCGATGCGCGATAACGTTAGTTTGGCTGCTAGTGACGGGCTTGATCGTATGGCTCAGCGAACCATGAGCGCTGATGATTATGCAGTTTGGCGTTTAGCGCAAGACCATGATGAAAGTTTTAATTCGGTTAATTCTCAATACGCTGACCGGCAATCTGAAATCAATGCTCGTGATGATCGTGGGGATTTTTTATTACCTGAACTTGAACGCAATGAGCTGCTTGAAATTGCCCGCCAAGAGCATTTAGATGCGCTTTGGGCGATGGAAGAAGATCATGCACTCAAGCAGCAAACGCTAGATGAGCAGTTAGCAGATAAAAGACTCTCTATCCAAAGCAGCGCATTTAGTGCGATGACCAGTGTTGCCGGAATGTTTTTTGGTGAAAATTCTAGAATGCAGCGGGCAGCTTTTGCTTTGGAAAAGGCTTATGCAGTCAATAAAGCCTTAATGAATGTCAAAGAAACGTACTCAAATACGTTTAATGCAATATCAGCTATTCCGCTAATCGGTCCTTATATTGCAATGCCCGCCGCAGCTGCTGCATCGGCATTACAAATTGCTCAAGCGGCGAGCATTAAAGGCATGTCAGCGCCAACCGTCAGTGGTATTGCTCATGGCGGACTAGATTACGTGCCTAAAGAGTCAACATACTTGCTTGACGAGGGTGAGCGCGTTTTATCACCACGTCAAAATAAGGACCTTGCGGCTTTTATGGCAAAAGGAAATCAATCTAACAACGGCAATATCACTATTAATAATAACTCAAACGCTGAAGTTAGTGCTCGCCGCGCGCCAAACGGTGAAGTTACCATTGAAATGGTGGATAAAATGATTGAAAAATCTTTTAGACGTATCGGTCAACCCAATTCGATTGAGAGCAAATCAATACAACGTGGCACTACAGCGAGGGTAAATCGTCGATGAACAACTTTGCTTTATGTCCGTTGCAACGAGGCTATACTCCCGAAATAGCAAATAATCTGCTTGAACAAGAGCTGATGGGCGGTTTTGCCCGTCAGCGCTGCCAATTTGTCAATAACACACATACGGTCACACCATCGATCATGCTTGACGACCGGCGCAAGCAACAATATTTTTGGGCGTTTTGGCGCAGTCATCAAGAAAACCCCCGCCCTTTTCTTTGGCGATTAATTATTGATGATGTATCGGCGCAAACCTACGAATGTCAATTTATTGCAGGATCGTTGCGGACTAATGAGCGAGACGGCATTGTTTACAGTGTGTCCTTTGGATTACGAGTAAAACCAAACAGCACTGGGAAAGAGTTTGACCAGAATATTATTGATATCTGGAATAATGGCGATCCACAGCGCCTTTTTGATTTATTAGAAAAACTGGTTAATGAAGACCTGCCTGAAGCATTAGGAGTAATTTAGTGCTTACTATTGATGATATTAAAGACTTTCATTTAGATAGTGCACCCAGTATTGCCATGCTTGAGACTTTAGAAGTTCGGCATAGCTTATGGCCAAAACCAATCCGCATTGTTACAAACCATGAGGGCGGCGTTGATGCCATGCTTGAAACAGGTGAAACGGTCAACTTTGAATTTGCGCCTTTACTTATTAACAAAGGCATGACCTCGGACGATTTAGACCAAAGCCTTAATATTACACTGGGTGATCTAGGCGAAATAGTGCCGCCGCTGATTAAGCAAATTAGGGCAGCGGACAGCGATGAATATCCCGAAGTGATTTATCGCGCCTATGCTTACGATACGGCGTCTAAAACCTTTGCTAAAACTAAACCAATTGATATCAATAAGGGACTTTATATTGAGCAGATGAGTCGTGATCATCAAGCAACTACGTTTGATGCTAAGACTAGCGATAAAAATACGGTTAGCACTGGTCGTTCCTATACGACTGAATCGCATCCTGATTTGAAGGGCTTATTATGAAAAGTATTGATCCCCTACTCAACCGAAAGTTTGACTGCAATCACTATCATTGTGTGCATTTTTTAATTGAGGCTGGTAAATACCTATTTAGTTTTGATTTTAGTCATTGTTTTTTAGGTTTGACAGGATCGCTCAATCAGTCGTTGACTGCATCAAAGAACAATATCGAAAAAGGCAGATTGACGGATACACCAAGTAACGGCTCTATCATGTTAGCCATGTCACTCGATAACAAGCACCATGTTGGTCTTTATTATTGCGGTCGAATCTTACACTTGTCAGAGACTGGACCACGCTTTGAGACAGTGCGCAGTATCAAGCATCAGTATAAAAAGGTAAAATTTTATGACGTTAAAGATTTTTCACAATGAACTTGATGCCAGTGACTTTACCAAGCGAAGCTACAACTGTCTGTTGACAGAATGGCTGCAAATTCGCGAGCAGTACCCTGCCGCAAGACTATATAAAGGCGTAATTTGCGTTCAAAATGACATCACCCCAAAAACCAAGCTTGATGCTTGGGCATTAAAAGACGTTACCGGTGATTATAGCGTTTTATGTCATGCTGGAACCCCTGTAGCTTGGGCTATTGTTGCAGCTGTCATATCCGTCGGCGTAGCAGTTTACACTTATGTAAATATGCCCGAAGTTAACGCGCCGCAAGATATATCAGGTTCGCCAAATAACAGTTTAGCTCAGCGCCAAAACAAACATCGTGTTGGTGAGCGTATCCCTGACATATACGGACGTCGCAAAGTTATTCCTGATTTGATATCGTCAGTTTATCGCTACTATCAAGACAATGTTCAAGTTGAGGAGTGCCTATTAAGCATCGGCAACGGACACTTTGCCATAGATGAAGGTACGATCAATGAAGGCGAGACGCCGATTAATACGATTGACGGCGCATCAATTAGTATTTACGCGCCTGGTCAATCAACAATTGACCCAAACCCGCAGATTCAAATTGGTGCTGCTTTTGACACCTTGCAAATCGTGACTAAACAAGTCAGCTCAATTGACGGCAAGCAAACCTTAAGATCACCAAGTGATGGTTATATGGTTCACAACGGCATAACTGTCATGTCACCCAATCGACTGATTGTTCCTGCTACAAAATTTACCGATAGATTTAATTCAGGTGAAAAAATAGATATAAGAAATGCTGTTTTTGGAGCAGCTGAAGATAAAAACATATCAGGCAATACAAACGTCAATATAACTGATGGTGTCCTAACCATTGCAAGTAATATTAATGTTGACAATGCATCGGATTATAAAAAAATCAGAGTGACCTCGCTACTTGTTAGTGGCGACAACAGTGAGAGTCTAAATCTTGCCGGTGAATACCCAGTCGATTCAATAGTAAAATCAGGAAGCGGCGGTGCTTATATCTATGAGGTTAAATTATCAGCGGGCTTTAAAGACGTTAACCCTACTTTTTACCTATTAACACTAAATACCGTTGGCGTTACGTCCGGAGTTTTAACTAGCAATAATAACAATATCGATTTGTCCGGCGAATATACGATATCAAGTTTAACCAATACTGAGATAACCTTAGTTAATCCAGCAGCTATTAATAGCGATTGGCAAAGAATTGGAGACATCACGCCTCAACAAGTTAGCGATTTTAAGAACAGAAAAATCGCTTTTATTGGCTCAAAAGATAATTTTATCGGCTGGTACTATGCGGGAAGCAAAGATAGCACCGGATTTATCCTAAATTTCTTGGCGCAAAACGGCATCTATAAAAACGAATCAGCCAAACAGGTTAATATCGAAGTTGAATATCAGATGATTGTCGACGGTCAGCCTGTTGGACAAATTTATAAACAGACTGATGTAATGCGCGGCATCGGCAATAATCGTGATTCAGTGGGTCGGACTATTAAAGAAACGTTGCCAACGACCGGACCGTTTAGATTTAGAGTTAGACGCACAAATGACAACCGAAACTATAACGGTGAAGACGGTAGCTTGGTTGATGATGTGACCTTTGAAAGCGCTTATAGCTACTATGAGACGAAAAAATCTGTTTATGAGCTTGAAACTATTATCCGGCTACGACGAATGGCAATCGGCTCCGGAACCAATGCTAGCGAATTGAACCTTATTGCCCACCGTAAACTAAATACGCCTGATGGTTTTATAGCAACAAGCAATTTTGCCGATATAGCGCCAGCGATAGCGCTTGATCCGTATATCGGGCGATTTAGCCCAAACGAAGTTGATATTGCATCGTTTTACGAGTTAAATGCCCAAATTGCTGAATATTTTGGTACCACCAAACCGTGTGAGTTTAATTATACATTTGATGATAAATACAGCAGCTATCAAGAAATGATATTTGCGATTGCTGAAGCCGTGTTTTGTACCGCAAGGCGCGAAGCTGGGCTGCATTATTTTAACTTTGAGCGAGAAACATCTAACAGTCTGGCATTATTCAATCATCGTAACATCAAGCCGGAAACTATGACCGTCACAGAATTTTTTGGCATCCAAGATAATTATGATGGCATAGAGTTTAAATGGCGAGATCCAAGCGACAATTATGCTGAAGCTATCATTAAACTGCCCGACGCATTGCAAACCAATTATAAAACCATTGAAAGCCAAGGGGTCACGAACAAAGAGCAAGCGCATTTTTTGGCTCATCGCGCTTGGAATAAGCTGCGATATAACCGAAAAGCAATCGAAACTACCGTTTACGGTGAGGGCGACTTGGTAACTCGAATGGATCGGATCGCTATCGTTGATTCAACCGTGCCAATTTTATGCAGCGGTCAAGTTGAACTGCAAGAAAACACGATATTAACGTTAGATTATCCAGTAAATTTGGATGAAACCAAGAGTTATGCCGTACATTTGCAGCTTAAGAACAGCATCGTTGATGTGATAGAAATTGTCGGTCAGCGCGGCCCTCACCAAATCGAACTAGCGCGCATACCTATGATGCCGTTAGTCACCAAAGGCGTAGCTCATGCGGTATTTAACATTACTGAAGTTGCAGAAATTGAATCAGATGCTTATTTAATCACTGAAAAATCAGCAAAAGGTCTGTTTGAGTCTAACATCCGCGCCATGGCTTATGACAGCCGTTACTATCAAAATGATAAAGACTATATAAACGGATTAATTGCCTAAATCAATTTAAACATACGTCCTCATCTGAGGGCTTTTTTTGGAGCTAAAAAAGATGGCAGAGCCGATAAATATACAAGACTTAATCGATGGTCGACTAGACATACAGTCGCTTGGCGAAGCTGCCAATGGCGATGAGAATACTACCGTTGTCACGAGAACTGGTGAGACTTACCCGTCTGCTAAGAGAGCTATTAAGCAGATGTTTGGATCGGGTGGACTACCTGCTACGCCGTTCACAACCAAAGCGTCAATGGCGGCAAGCACTTTAGTTGATGGCGACTACGCTTATGTAACCGATGACATTGTAGCTGATAATAATGGCTTGTATCAGAAAACAGCAGGGGTGTGGATTAAGAGCAAATATGAACCTGTTAAGCAAGCACAAGAAATTATTAATGCCGAAATAGCTGAGATTAAAAGAAATGATATATCTAAGAGTTTTGACCAATCTATTTTTTCTGAAAGTAAAAAACTATCTTCTACGGTAGGTGCGCCAAGACCAGATAGTACCGGTTGGAAAACAACACAGCCCATCCCCGTTGTAGCAGGTGATGTTGTCGAAATCACAACGGTTATCACAGAAGCTAACACTGCTTACTTAGTGGTTTGGCAATCGGGAGCTACTACTCCTGAGGAAATTGTAAAAACAACAACAGGTAGCCCTGAACTAAGAACTTGGATATATACAATAACCAAGAACGGAACTCTTTATTCACAACACGCGCCGAACGCTACAGGTTGTAAGATTGTGATAAACAAAGACAAGAAGCGCTTTTTGGACGAAAGCAGTCTTGCAAACAGTGGGGTCTTTAATACCAAAGCGGATAAAATTTCAGCTGTAAGGCTTAATGACTTTGAAATGGGTTATGTTGATGATGATGGCAACATACTTGAAAGCGACAGTCATGCGCGCTCAGTTGTATATAAATTAAAAGCGGGTGAGACTATTGAAGCAGTTAAGACAGACTCAGGACTTTGGTGGGCATATGCGGTTAGCAGCACTCCTAATCCGCCGCCGTCTCAGCTACCTTATTCCTACCCTTGGTTTGCGGGTAACGGATTCAAAATTAACATCACAGCAGACAAACCATATATAAGATTATATGTAAGAACAGCTAATAATACGCCTTTGACTATTGAGCGCGTTTTAGCGGGGGTAACTTTTAAATCCGCATCGGAAGTGGTTTATAAGAAAGATATTGCAGAACTAATAAGTATTAATGCGAGTAATGACTTACTAGCTCAAGATTACAACACCAACTTTAGAAGCCCTAGTCTTGCAACTGGAGGCGTTGTATCATTTAGTGATGATGACGGTCAAGCTCAACTTTATACAGATTTATATCCTTTTATCCTTGAAAATCAAGTGCCTTTTGGCATTGCGATTGTAACATCGCGGGTTGACAATCCAAAACAAATCACGACAGACCAACTTTTAGAAATGGCAGCTAACAAAAAATATATCGAGGTAATGAGTCATAGCTACAGTCATATTCACAATATTGCCGTAACTATCTCTGACGAAGAACGTGAAATACAAGTTAGAAAAGCTAAAGAGTGGTTGAATGCCAGGGGAATGGAGGCTCGTGGTTTTGTTTACCCTTTCGGTGATGATGATGCGAACTTTAGACGTATCGCACAAAAGCACCATACTGCTTGTTATGACTACTATGGTGTCGAACGTGTCGAAACTTTTGATACTATCAAAAACTCACAAATTAATCGAGTTGCTTTTACAACACGCGCTGACCGTGTGCCTTACATAAAAGGTCTTGTTGATCAAGCGATTGCTCAAAATGGTTGGTTACATATTTGTACTCATGCCGGACAATATCAATGGAATGCCACATCATATGACGATTTAAAAACTATTATTGATTATATTAAGTTAAAAGGTGTTCGCATCATGTTGCCCGACGATGCGTTTCGTATTTTTGGAAACATCATTGAAAGCGATAATGGGTTTAAAATCCAAGCAAACGGTAAGATAGTTGGTGCAATATAATAATACCAACCGCCAACTAGGCAGTTTTTTATTTTAAGGAGGAGCGATGCCGCATAATCTCGCGGTTTTTACGACCGCAAAACTACTCGCGCTGTCAGCGATGGGCGCAGCAGCGAGCGCCGCCAGTGCAGCCAGCGCGGCAAGTCTCAAGATGCAGCTTAATGAGCCGCATCTTTTTTTTTACTTGCAATTGCCGTTTTGGTTTTTGCTAGTCGCTATGATGATTTTGACGTTTATTGGCGCATTTGTGTCGCTAGCGACTGACTATATGCGAGCAGCGCAAGGGTCAACAGCGAGCAAGGTGGCAACGGCGGTAGCGGTCGGCTTTGTGCTGTCTTTTGTTGTGCTACCGACATTTATGACGGAACCAAACCCTAGTCTGATGATGATCTCGGCGCTAGTCGGCGGCTTCAGCGGTACGACTTTGATTTACATTGCAGGGCGATTAATTGGCAATAAGCAGCTGCAAGATGCGGTTATTGATTTGATTGTCCAGCGTAGCATCAAATTTTTTGGCGTCGCATTGGACTTGATTTTTGAACACGCTAAAAAACTGCTTGGCATCGTGCTTGTGGGTGTCGTTGCATCATTTACGATTGTGCCAAAGCTTAATGATAGTCTTGATGCGCATTTTATCGTCATTGATTATGCGGAGGTGCTAGATGTTAAACACGGTTAATTATCTATTACCGATGCTTGGCTTGCTTGCGTGTGTTGTCGTCATGCTGATCAAGACGATCAACACGCGCGGCGCTATTTGCGCTGCTAAATTAAATCTTTACGCCCTTGGTTGGTTAATTTTGATTTGGGCAGATTGGGGCACGGGCTTCGTGCCAGTTTTTGCGACGGTGCTATTCCGGCTGATCATGTTTATTAACAATCTGCTTTACATCAAGCAGCTGACAATCAGGCGACCGATAAAGTTTAAAACGCTTAAATGGCTGCATTTTAAGCACTAAACCGCCCCAATTTGGGGCTTTTTTTATGACTGAATAAAGGTAAAAGTTATGAGTAATTTTCAAGTTCTTTTTGATCGCTTAATGACACACGAAGGCGGTTATGTGAATCATCCTAAAGACCCTGGCGGAGAAACGATGTGGGGCGTGACAAAGCGCGTTGCTCAGGCACATGGCTATCATGGTCCTATGCGTGACCTGCCCAAAGCCACAGCGCAAAGAATCGCAGAAAAATCTTATTGGCAAGCAATTCACGGCGATGAATTGCCGCGTGCTGTCGCGTGGCAAGTGGTTGATGCGGCATATAACCATGGCAATCGCAATGCTGTTAAGTTTTTACAGCGCGCTGTTGGCTCAAGCGCCGATGGCATCATTGGTCCACGTACTATTGCGGCGGTCAAAGCGATGGATCAAAATGATATTGTGCTCAAGTTTAACGCTGAGCGCTTAGAGTTTTATACTAAGCTTGGCACTTGGTTAACATTCGGCCGCGGATGGGCGCGCCGCATCGCCACCAATTTGCGATTTGCCGCTGATGATAATTAATAGCTAGATTTGTGCTCTAATTTACTAAAATGCTGCCTGAGCTTGAGCAATCGTTGTTCAAGCTCCGCATCATCCAGCGCCGCTATATCATCATCGGATATGTCAGTATCATTAACGGCGAGCTGATAAAGCGCCTCTAAAATTATTTTGTAATCAGTGTTGTCGATGTTCATGACATCTAGTCCTTTTTACTTGACGCAGTTTTTGACGCAATTTAATATTAATCTATACCAAACAATCAAAAGTGATTTTTATAAGATTTTGATTTTATTATATTATTTTATAATTGCTTATTGTTGATTTGTATAAAAAAGAGTTCGAGTCTCTCCAGCCCCACCATTTTTCGATAGTGATTAAAGTTCTCAAACCTATACTAGACCTGCCTTCGGGCAGGTTTTTTTATTGCCTAAAGTTTGATGAGCAAATGAGATAATCGTCTTTGTCGCAGTTTTGTCGCAGTTTCTGCAATCCAGCCACCGAGCAATCCTCGGTAGTTAGTCACCATAATCAAGCTTCATCATCTCAGCATGCATACGCTCCGTATTAATCCACTTTGCATAAATTTTAGTGAACGTAATAATATCATGCCCCATCTGATAAGCGGCAGCAGAAACATCGATCATACTATTCAGCATCGTAGTCGCATAAGTATGACGGCAATTATAAGCCGGTCGCGCTCTGATACCGATTAGTGGTAATACTTCCTGGAATTTTTCGGACAACTTATCTGGTCGTGTCCACGGCTCATCGGTGTGTAAGCTGATAAACAGTCGTGACTGGTGACCGGTAAGAGCCTTGAGTCTATCCAATACGACTAATATTTTATCATTTAAATAGATATTACGGATCTCATTGGTCTTAGTTGATAACTGTACTTTGCCGCTGCTCAACGTCTTGCTTATTTTTGCCAATCGATTGGCTATATCTATGTCAGCCCAGTCTATGGCTAATGATTCACCAGGGCGGCAACCCGTCCAAAACTGCCACACAAAATATAAATACCAAATCTCTTTATCATCCGTCCAATGGCTTTGCATATAGTTAAGTATAGCCAAGCGCTCACTGGGTAAAAAAGGATCTGGCTCATCCTTTTGAGTTTTCTTATTACGTATACGTTTGGTAGGCAACTCTTCAATAACTTCATCAATAAATGCTAAATCAAATACTCCGCGCAGTGGCGTGAGTGCGTCATTAGCAGTTTTAGTGCTGCTGAAGTCATTCTGTGCGATCGCAGTTCGCACCATCGCCGGTGTTATATCAGCAATAGCTATAGACGCAAAAAAAGGCATCCATTTATTTTTGAGGATGCCTTTATATTTACGTCTAGTACCTGTATTACCGCTATCTAAGCTATCAAGATAAAGCTGAGCATAATCTGCAAAAATCGGTCTGTCATCTGCCGCTCCCTCATCTATAATATTACAAGCCAATTCGATATCTGTTACTGTCAGATTCTCCCACTTTCTACGAGCCATTAAACCAGCTCGTAGCTTTCCCGCTTGGGCAATATTCTTTGGTGTCGGCGTGTACGGGAGGACAAAGTACTTGCGTCCACATCCCTTGATT